CAGTAGTTGATCCTGATGAACCACTTACATTACCAGTTACATTTCCAACTAAATTACCAGTAATATCTCCACTAGCTGATATAGTTCCAACACTTATGTTTGGTGTTCCAGTTAAGTTTGCTGCTGTTGATGCAGCTATTCCTAGCCCATCTACATAAGACTTAGTGATTTTTGCTTGAACTTCTGAAGTACTAGCTCCAGTATAAGTAAACACTCCATTTGAATTATCATATACTAAACTTCCTATTCCTGATGTTGCTGCTGAGAAATCAGATAACCCAATACCACTTTGTGTTGAGTTAATTGTTAGAGTTCCTGCTGTATCATCATAAACAGCACTTATTCCACTTCCACCAACTATTAAGTTATTTCCAACCTGGTCATCCACCCTTTCATTTGTGAAATAAAGATTAGATCCTTCAGGTAAACTTGTAGTGCTAACTTGATTTGCACCAGTACCAAAGTCAATTAAGGTATCATCTATTGAATCTGCCTGTAAGCTAACAGCTCCACTTGCTACATCAAAGTGATTAGATGAGAAACTAGCCACACCTTTTGCACTTGTTGTTGCATCATCACCTGCTATTGTTAGGTTTGGATATGTGCCTCCATTAGTCAATCCATTAGAACCAGTAATAGATACAGTTTGGTCAGGAGCTGAATTTGTTATTGTGAAATTTGGATAAGTTCCACTTGTAGTTATACCAGTACCATCAGTTAATACAACTGTTTGATCAGGTGCTGTGTTAGTAAGAGTTAAAGTCCCTGCTGTGTCATCATATACTTTTGACAATCCAGTTGATGCTACTACTAAACTAGCTACTCTATCATCAGTTCTTTCATCTGTGAAATATTTGTTTGATCCTTCTGCTAAATCTGAAGTAGTTTTAGATGATAAATCTAAATTTGCACCTGTTTGTAGGTTTACCCTTGCATCTGCTCTAGCATCTGAAAAATATAAATTTGTTGAACCTTCTGATATGTCATCAGTATCATGATTACTTACATCTGAAACCTGTCCTGTAACATTACCAGTAACATTACCAGTTATATTTCCTGTAACATCTCCAGTTAAGTCACCAGTAACATTTCCAGTTAATGCACCTGCTAATGAAGTTGCACTTAATGATGTTAATCCTGAGATTGCTGATGCTAATCCTATTGTTAAAGTGTTTCCACTTCCTGCTGTTGTAACCTCATTAGATGTCCCTGCAATATTAAAGACCTCACTATCTAAATCTATTGATTGCTGACCTCCACTATCTCCTTGATAGTCTAAATCAGATGCTGTTACTTGTGCATCAACATATGCTTTTATTGATTGTTGAGTTGCAAGTGCTGTTGCACTATCTGAACTCATATTATCTTCATCTAGAATATCTGTCATTGTAAGAGTACCATCTGATAAAGATCCAAAAGTTAAAGTTCCTGATACAGTTGTATTACCACTAATATTTCCTGTTAGAGTTCCTGTTAGGTCTCCAACCAATGAATTAGCTGTAATTGTACCTGTAGCTGTAAGATCTCCTGTATTGTTAAGACTTATACCAGTCTCTGTCCCTAAACCATCAGAAATCACCTTTAAACTAGCTGATAACCCATCATTATCACCAACTTTAAGGAGTGAATCATAACTAGATGCTATAGATATTCCTGTTAAACTACTTGCCATTTTTGTTTGTTTTTAATTTATTATTAATATACTTCATTAACTTTATAATGTTTTTTTGCTTAGGTTTATATATTTTCATAGCACCCAACCTTGAAAAGTAGGTTCATCTCTATCAGGATAAATATCATCATTTGTGTTTGATGTATACTCAGGATAGCTACTTTGATTAAAATCCATGAACTGTATAAATCTTCTTGTAAAGTATTCAGCTAAACTTCTTTCTTTTTCAACTAAATAATCCACTTCATTCTTGTCTACTGTCTCTGCATTTTCAGAAACATGCTTATATATTCCCCCTTGTTTTATTTGATATGCTGCAAAAGGTAAATAATCAACCATAGCATAATGAATTAGCATAGGCTGTACATACTCAACTAATAAAGTTTCATAAACAGTGCCTGAAATTGTGCTTGTGTTTATTAGTTCAGTTATTTTTTCATACAGATCTGTACCTAAATAGTTTTGTACATGTATCTGTTGTGCTAGTTTTACAAAGTGCATTAGTTTGTCAGCCTGAACATTACCATCTATTATGGTGTTCTTTACTAAATCATCTCTATTTATAAATAATACTGTTGCTGCCATTTTTACTTGTTTATAAATCCATTGTTTTTCATGTCTCTAGGTTTTTCTGCTACCTTTTTAGGATTCTTTTCAGGAGTAAATCCTATTGTTGCAGCTTCTGCCTCTGTAACTTTTTTATCATTTGTTAAACCTTTGTTTGGCAAAAACTCTCCTTGTGCATTTCTTTTTCTAAAGTACACTACTCTAGTCCATTCATGTCCACAATTACCTCCACCTTTATAAAGCCATATAGAATAAGTTTGATTAGCTCCTTTTGGTCCCCATCCAGCATTTACAGGCTCATTATCCATTGCTATTATATCTTCTTTTCTATATATCTTTTTAGCTTTAATCATCTCTCTACAAAATGGTCTAGTGTTCTTTTGCACTTTTCCTGTATACTTATATCTTACTTTAAATAATCCTGCATCTTGTTCACTTTTACTTGCAGGTTTAGCTGATCCTGTACTTGTTAGTTTTAACATTGCATTTTGCTTGTCATCTAACTCATAATTCACACCTTCTTCTGATAAAATATCCCACTGATCTAAATCTTCATCCTCACCTAAGTCAATTAATATCTTTGCAACATCTTTTGTAAGATGGTCATTAGGTCTATATATTTTTGCAGAATTTTTAAGAGATAACTTTTGACCTGTTTCCTCTTCTCTTGTTTCTTTATCAGCTACATTCTTTAAGTCTGTAAATTCTAAAGGCTGTAATGTTTTAAAGTATAGCTTTAATGATATGTCATTGTAGGCTAGTATTTTGTTAAAAGCAGTTATCATTAAATTTTGGTATGGTCTAATCACCATGTTATCCATAAGTATAGATGCCTTTTCTAATTCATCTGCATTGTTACCTAATCCTGTATTATTCTTAACACCTAATAGCATTGGTGATACAATTCTATGTGCTACTAATATCTTTTCTTGAGATTCTGTAGATAAAAACTGATATTGTTGGTGTGCATCAGATAACTGTATTGGCTCTATTGTAGCTTGACTATCTGTATTGTCATTAAATGATAGTATAAATTTACCTGCATTACTTGAACCACTAAACTTTTGTGATATTTTTTGCTCTATAATAGATCTTTCTTCTTCATTAGGTATTCCATTATTCATGTTTATAATCATTGAAGGACTTAATCCATTCTTTATGTTATTCATGTGGAAGTTACTTATCTCACCTTCTAGTTCTGCATACTGTAATCCACCAGTATAAGCAGGAGGACTATAATAATAATAACCTGACTTGTAAGGCTTTATAAATAATATCTCTCTAGCTTCATTAGATGTACCAAAAGCAGGTATTCTAGTAGGACTAGAGCTTGTTTTATATTCTGTCCAATCAGGAAAGTAATAATATCCTTCTATTTCACCACTTTCTCCTGTCTTTTCAGCTCTTAATGTCTCTACTGGTATGTGTTCTATTTGCACAATCTTCTTCCTACCTTTACCATAGATAATCTGCATTGCAGCTCCACCCATTAAATAATAGTCATAGATTACTTTTCTAATCACATCTTCCTTTAGTAGGCTTATCATTTGTGCATACTGATCAGGCTTTTTATCTGAATCTGTAGCATCAAGTCCTTTACCAAATATCATTTCACTTATTCCATTAATACATGCATGATTAGTTGGAGAACCATTATATATATCAATTAGATATTGATAATAGTTGTTATCCTCACCATACATTACAAAATCCTTTCTTGGATCTTCTATAATTTTAGGAGAAGTATAAGCTGCTAACTCTACTACTCTAATATCACCTTCAAATTTTGGTTTTCTATGTTGTCTACTCATTGTTATCCATTATATACTTTGTATGTGTTATCACCTGATGTGCTATATACATACTCATCTTTTATTACATCATAATATTCTTGTGATCTTTGTGATATTGTCTGATTAGTACAGAATATTCTATCATTATAAATCACTTCACTAACTGGCTGCCTTACAGAATCCCAATTACCACCTGTTTGATTCCATGAATCTTGGGCTGTTTGCCATGTTGAACCTACTGGTGTAGTTCCTTCATCCCAGTTTATATTTATGTTATTCCAAAATAATACTACATCATCCCAGTTTGAACCTAATGATGATATATTAACTTCATAAAACTTTCCTTCTTCTAATGTAAGTGCTACTGTTATTGCTCCTAAGTTGCTTAACTTATTAATTGCAATTGTTTCTGATTGTACTAATCCAGTTTCTTCATCTGTTACATTTAAAGTACCTGTAATTGAAAATTTTCTAGGTATAAATGTAAAAGTCTGAGCTGATGTAGCAGTACTTAGATATATCATACTTATATAATACTGTTTTAGTTATTTTTTATAAAGTGTAAAGTTTTTTATATAAAAAAAGAGGACCTTAGTCCCCTTTAATTAGAAAAACACTTAACTATTATGATGTAGGAAAAGTACTTATTTGTGTACCACTAGCATCTGCAGTTACTAATGCAGGTGTGATAAATGATGGTGGTGCAGTTTCTAATGCTTCAAATGATAAATTGAATCCATTAAAATCTCCTATATTAGCTCCAACAGT